CCCGCCTGTGGTAAATGAGACCGAGCCGGAATACATCGTCCGCAGATTGACGCCTACCGAATGTGCCAGGCTGCAGGGGTTCCCGGACTGGTGGTGCGCCGGGCTTGGGACAGACGAGCCGACCGAGGAGGAGATCGAGTTCTGGACAGAGGTGTTTGAGATACACCGCTCCGTGATGGGGACTTCCTCCAAGCCTAAGAGCCGGAACCAGATCGTCAAGTGGCTGAAGAATCCCCACTCCGACAGCGCCGAATACAAAATGTGGGGCAACGGCGTGGCGCTCCCCAATGTCTATTTCGTGCTTTCCGGCATTGTGTACTACTCACAATTCCCGGACTTTTTGTTGTGACATATTTTGTGCCGGATTCGCTTGCTATTTCCGCCGCTTAGAGTGATTAATGTAGTACCGAAAAACAAGGAGGTACAGAGAATGCGAATTGAATTTCACAGAACAGGCGCGGAAAGGAAGGCACTGGTAACAGCCATCGGGGAAATCCTGGAGGTCAGGCCAAAGTATAAAGGAATGCCGAGCGCCGCTTACGAAATCGACTACTACACGGTAACGAAAGACGGTACGCTGGAGTTTGATGACCGGGCTGACAGCGAGGAGGTAGAAAAACTGTTGGAGCAGCTTGCTGACCGGGGAATCGTTGCAGCACCCGCAGAAATGGCACAGGCATGGCTTAACGCAAGGGCAGAGGAATTATCCAAAGCAAGTGAAACCGAGCCACAGGAGGCAAACGTGGGGCTTACAGTGGAAATCCCGCTCGATAAGGTATCGTTGGGTAATCTTACCAAGCTGCTGGAAGCCAAGAGAAAACTGATACGGAAAGCCTTGGGGATCAGAGAGCTTTCCATTGAAATCCTGGAGGACCGGGTGGCGTTTCCTTGGTTCGAGAGACTGCCCAATTCCGATGCTGTCAAAGCCTACACCCACTTCATTTCCGCACTCTGTGAGAT